GACCAGTTTGAGGTTGGTCCTGAAGATCATGCGGTACGTGTTTTGGTGTTCTTTGATTTCGGTCCTGATTCCAAGTGACTCCGTCAGGTTGTGAACCGACCTGAACAAACGCAGGTTGTTGAAGTTGAGCCTGAACTTGGCAGAGACCCTGCTGTGGCACTTTGGCCGTGAGGCGCATACCCCCCGGAGTATAGCCAAGCGTTGCTCGAACGA